AAATGGAATATTCACTTCACGGACCAAGTTCCCAATCAGTGTGGGGCCCTTTTAGGGTCCAAAACTGGTCGGTATGCGACCCTTGACCTCAAAGAGGCCTCGGATCGTATTTCACTTAGTCTGGTTCGCCTACTCTTCCCTGAACACCTGTTGAGGTGTTTAGAAAGTTGTAGGACTTCTGCGACAGAGCTGCCCAATGGGGATATTCAAAAGCTCAAAAAGTTCGCGCCCATGGGAAGCAGTTTATGCTTCCCTGTGCTCGCTACTGTTGTTTGGGCCATCCTCACTGCATCAGCTCCCGACGAGGATACTCGTGAGAGTATCCTTGTATACGGAGATGACGTCATTGTTCCAACAGCATTTGCTGAAGACGCAATGAAAAGACTCGAGTCATTTGGTTTACTTGTAAACCGTGACAAGAGCTGTACCAGCGGACTCTTTAGAGAGTCATGTGGCACCGACGCTTTCAAGGGCGTCAACGTCACACCAGTTCGTTTGCGAACTGTCTGGTCGTCTACTCCATCGCCAGAGGTCTATACCTCTTGGATTAGCTATGCTAATTCCTTGAGGCGTAGACAGTACTACACCACCTACGAGCGAATCGCAGGGGCACTCCACCATATTTATGGTAGGATACCGGCTACTGACATGTGTTTAACATGTCCTAGCCTCGATGACGTACCAGAGGATAAGCGTCCGGTAATACAACGTACTAATCACGACCTCCAAAAGAGGCAGTGGAAAGTACGGGACATTACCACGCCTACGTTGGTTAAGGATATGACCGGTTGGTCAATGCTTCTCCGTGTTTTCACTGAGAAGCTTCGACCTTCTGGGTATCCTCAACGTAGCGGGGCGAGTTCCGAGTTTTATAACAAGGAACGAACCCTCTCTGTCAGTCAGTATACACGCCGTTCAACAACGAAGTTCACGTGGAAGTGGAAGTCAGCTGAAAAGCTGAATTGCACTCTGTGTGAGCACTCAAAGACTTGTCATATGACAGGTCCTTGTCTGTTTACTCCGTTGCGCGGTTGGCGATGATCCCGTCCTAATAAGACGGGTGCGATAACTCTTCAAGGTAGAAATACCTCTTTGAGTGATCGTTATTAGAAGTCTATATGACTTCTGGGCTAGGTTGCAGCGACTGGGATGGC